TATTCCTAGAGCCTGATAGAATGGGTGGTGACAAAACACTTGAAAATGCGATGATGAGTTATCCTGTTATTCTATCACAAACAGTAGGTAATTGTGATCGTAATAATACAAATACAAAACGTACCGGTGTTGCTGTTATCGGCGACGGTAAGGCTACTGAATATCTACCAGAGTATCCCTGTGTATTAGATAATATCTATGATATACAGACAGTAGCAATTGGTACTGGTATCACATCAACACTACCTGAAGCTGATGGTGTTGTACGCAGAGTACCAATGCTTGCTATGTCACATGGAGAATATTATCCATCGTTCTCATTAGAAATTCTAAGAGCATTCGCAGGACAGGAATCTTATCAGGCTAAAATTAATCAGACTGGTGTTGAAGCTGTTCGCATTCCATCATTCCAAGTCATTAAGACTGATGAATATTCTAGAGTGTTCGTAAATTGGAACTATCGGTTTTCCGAGTTTTCAATTGCCGATATGCCCACAGACCTAACAGGCAAGATAGTCCTGCTAGGAGTAACAGCGGCAGGTGTGACGAACCCTGTTGCAACACCTGTTGGTGCGCAGTTCCCGCATGCTGTGCAAGCCAATCTTCTTCATACGCTTCTACAGGGGGATTCCGCAGCGATTCCACAATGGACGCAAGTTGCGGATTATGCTGCTTTAATTCTTCTAACACTGGCTATCATCCTATTATCAAGTTTACGATTCTCGATTATTTATATAATAGTTTTGATCGCAGGTTATTTGTATCTACCAAGGTATCTGTTTGAACACAATAAGATCTTATTTGATGTAAGCTTCAACATATTTGCAATATTGCTTATCTATCTACATATCTATACTGTTAAGTTTATCTCTGAGCTAATGCAAAAACTACAGATCAAGAAACAGTTCGGCACATATCTATCACCTGCTCTTGTTGAGAAACTACAGAAGAACCCAGAGCTATTAAAGCTTGGTGGCGAAACACGTGAGCTATCTATTATGTTTACTGACGTTAGAGGCTTTACTGCTATCAGTGAACACTATGGTAAAGATGTTCAGGGTCTTACGCAGATTATGAACAAGTATATGACTGTGATGACTGATAAGATTTTAAAGAACGCTGGTACACTAGACAAGTATATTGGTGATGCGCAAATGGCATTTTGGAACGCACCATTAGATGATAAGGAACATAGACGAAATGCGCTTAAAACATCACTTCAAATGCTTGAAGACTTGGATCAGTTTAATTACGATATCGCTGCTATGGGAGTACCTGCTTTCGGCATGGGTCTTGGTATCAATACTGGGGACGTGGTTGTTGGTAATATGGGTAGCACTCAACGCTTTGATTACACATGTTTGGGGGACTCCGTAAATCTTGCCTCTCGTTTAGAAGGGCAATCTAAAGACTATGGTGTAAGAATTGTTCTTGGCCACAACACCGTACAGGGTATTGATGATGAGTTTTTTATTCTAGAACTTGACACCATTGCTGTTAAGGGCAAGAAAGAAGGTGTTAGGATTTATACCTGCCTTGGATATAATTCTAAACTATCTGAATACAAAAAGTCTCAAGCAAAACATGCTCAGTTCTTATCTGATTATAGAGCTAAGAGATTTGATAGCTGTGCAAGAAGTATCGAAACCTTGCGCAATTCCTTCGCGGGTAACATGTCAGACTATTATGCAATGATGCTAAAGCGTTGCGAGTATTTCATTAAGAATCCTCCCGGTAAAGATTGGGATGGAGTTTATAGGGCGCAATCCAAGTAGGATATTAACGTATATCCCAAAGAGTCGGTTCTATAGTCTTAATACCAGATAGATTAGATGGGAGAGTTGGCATAAAATTAATGCCGCTCTCCTTTTCTACTGTAGCAACTGTCACTTTATACTTGGGAAGATCAGCAACGGGTAGAGCCTTGTTTGGGAAAATGAAGCCCACAGCCTTATTGTTTTTCTTATCAATAATAACTTTAAACACTCTTGTTGGCACACCGACCTTGTTTGGACCAATAGTAGTATAGCCAGCATCATAGATGGTGCCAGAAACAACATAGATAGAATTGTTGTCAGCTGCTATTGTTCTTACATAAGTTTCTACCTGTTTCCAAATACCACGATTGTTATTAGCAATCTGAGGGATCATATTCGATAGAAAGAATGATTCTGACATAATAACATCTGACTGAGTGTTATTACCAGCAGGAACTAAATGTCCACGATCATAGATATTACCAGCAGTAGCATAATCAGCTAACTGTGACTGATTTGGTTTTGCGATATCTGGATCAGGACGGAAGTCATCCTTGCGCTTTGACGCACCAGTGATAGCAGCCTTAGTGGGATGCTCTACAACATATTCAGCTGTCTTGGTATCAAAGCGATAATGAATAGCGTAGTTCTTCTTGCAGATATACTGGCCAGCGGCAACGTGATCTACTGGTGCACCAAAAGCAGAGAACTGTGGGCACTTGGTATCAATATCATTGGCACATGCGGCTGAAGCGACAAAGCTTAAAGCTGCAGCTAAAATAATCTTTTTCATTTTTTAGGTTCCTTTGGTTCCATGACTGAAGGTTGTTCTGTTATAATTTCTTTCTTTTTATTATCAGAGGAAAGTTCGAAGTCGCAAAGCAAAATCTTAATTATTTCAATTTTTAGTTTTATGTACATCAGAATCCTCCTTCAACTGCAATACTACACTGATTTTCTGCTGAAGCCTGATCATGTCATTGTCAAGCATTCTTATGCGATCAATCAACCCCACTAAAATACCATTAGTCTCCCCAATGAGAGGCATTAATTTTGTTGTAACGAAACTATAAATGAAATATACAAAGTATCCCATGCCCACTGAAGATACGATAGGAAAGCCATACTGCTTAATAGCATTTACAATTAGATCAGGATCCATTAATCTTTCCTCGCATCGTTCTTGCCATCAGCTCTGGCAATGCGGTCAAGGTCTGGTCTAAGTCCAAGAGCAGAACTGACAACAGCGTCTACTCTGATGATATCGTGGTTCATGGTCTTAATTCTATTCTCAAGACCCATAATGATACCCTGCATTCCTCTGATAGCTTTTACGACACTTTCAAGGATATAGTTGACGACAAAATAAACAAACACCATAGCTACCAATGCGGCGACGATGGGAAACCCAACTTCTCCTATAAGTTTAAAAATGGCACCAGCGTCCATAACCATGTCCTCCAAGCTCTTCTATTTATAAATATAAAAGAGGTTTACTAGGAGATATCGATGGGTTACTTTAAGCAAATAATGCAAGACAGCACCGGATCACCCTCGTCAAAGCGGTGGATCACGGTACTGTTTGCATTGGCTCTATGTGGTGCATTCATCACTTCAATCGTGATGGGCACGAAGGCAGATCCAGAGATCGTTCACGCAGTGATGTATGTAATTATCACTGGTCTAGGTATGAGTGGCGCAGAAAAGTTCGCGCCCAAGTAACCTATTCGTCCTCTAGTTTCCCAAACATATACATCGGTCCAGGCAGGTTTAGCGTGGTGGTCGATGCATAAATCTTCTGCTGCTCTTCCGGAGTCTTGGTCTTAAGATAGTCTTCCTGCTGAGCAACAGTCATAATAGAGAAAGCTGGTGGGCAGCTTTGGAAATGAGCATTTGCAGTAAACGAATAGCCAATATTTTCACCATACATGAAATGGATTAAGGTTCTTTTCTCCTCACCGAACTCACGTTCATATACAGTCTTGCCCTTATCAGGACTTTCATAAATCTTCGTCATGGTAACTCCTAAATTTGGTCGACGTAATAAGATGTGACATGGCTATGGTGTTGCTGCAGGAATTTGTCAGGAGCCTGAGCCATCATAGAAATTAAATATCCCTTCGCAAACTGCGTTGGCTGTGCAAACAGGATATCCACGATCTCTTCTGAAATCTTAATTTTATCTTCGCGCTTCATATTTCAACAACCTCTTAATTTCATCAATACGTTTCTGACAACTCACGTTAGCTTCATCGGGAAGCTCTCCATTAATCTCTTCGAGCATGATAAGCTCTTCGTTCAGATCGTTAATGGTTTCTTTCAAAGCTCTAATCATCATTTACTTAACCCTCAAATGCTGTTATCATGATCAAAATAATAATTATCGTTGCGGTATTCAAGAGCCATATAGGTCTCTTCGTTTTCAACCAGGGAGCCAAAACTCATCAGTAGGTCTGACTTAACAGCCTGTATGTAGAACGTATCATGCCGACTATTAACAGCCACATAAATCGGTCCCTTGGATTTCTTAATCGATTTAATTAGGTCATCACGAAGCATCAGTTTCTCTCCTCATCATACAACCATTATAGACTATAATAACAAATAAAGCAAGCACTAAATTCTCTAATAAAATCAATGACTTAGCTAACTCATTGAAAACACTCACTTTTTTAGTTCTTGCTATTTTAACAAAAAGGGTGTATAATGGTTGTATGATGAGTGATACCTCCAACCCCCACCCTGCTAACCTCCTGATTTTGCTATAAAAAAATAATGCTTGACTTATTTGTTTTTATAACGTATAATGGTTGTATGATGAATGATGAAAAAGGAACTGAAATGTTGAACTTTATTACCAAGCAAGAATATAGCGGCAATAACGCCGATATCCTCTCCGCCGCGAGCGAAGAGTTTGAGTCTCCCTATTTCCTGACCTATCGCCAAGCGATTAGCATTGGTAAGGTCGTCAAAAAAGGCGAGCATGGATATCGTCTCTGCCGTGTGGTCTTCGTTGAAGATCTTAAGAAAAAGAAGAAGGTTGCGAAGCCGAAGTATTTTACGGTCTTCAATATCGACCAGACCGAAGAACTGAAAAAGGAAGCTGCCTAATGCGCACCACTCTCATGACTTACCATGTAGAAAATGAATATGACACATGGGTGGTCAAATTTCTTGAGAATGGTATCTGTGTAGCCACTAAGGGTTACGATGATGCCGAAGACGCTGATTATTACTGCCATCTGTATGAAAGCGGAGAATTTCATGTATAAAGTGATTATGACGAATTTCGGCAATGTGGTCTATGAAGGTATGGACCCCAATGTCGCTGTTGAGAAAGCTGTGAGGTGTGGTTTCGAAGCTGTGCTTTACACTAATGGTGTTCCCACCCAAACCTACTCGACGATATCTGGGTGGAAGTCTGTAAAATAGTATTTGACTTTATTTTAAAATTAGCGTATTCTTATTAAATCGAAACTATGAAAAGGAAGTTATAGATATGTCTCACGAAATTGAAATTATCGACAATAAAGCTCAGATGGTGTATGCGGGCGAGCAGCCATGGCATGGTTTGGGTACTAAGATCCACCACGATCTCCCCCCCATCGAAGTGCTTGAAAAGGCTGGTCTGAACTGGGAAGTCAAGAAGATCCCCCTGTATGCCAAGATCAAAGGTAAGCAGGTTAAGTCCGGTGTTGAAGCTCTGGTCCGCGATAAGGATGACAAGATCCTGACTATCGTCAGCGATGGTTGGAATCCCTGCCAGAACCTCGAGGCTTTCACCTTCTTCAACGACTTCGTTGGTGCTGGTGATATGGAAATGCATACTGCTGGTTCGCTGAAGGGTGGTCGCCACGTGTGGGCGCTCGCGAAGATCAAGGAGTCGTTTGAACTCTTTGGTGGTGATAAGGTCGAAGGCTTCTTGCTCTTCTCCAATCCTCACCAGTTCGGCAAGAGCATCACGGTCCAGTTCACGCCCATCCGCGTGGTCTGCAATAATACCCTGACCCTCTCACTGTCCTCCAAAACCTCCAAGATGGTTCGTGTTAACCATCGTAACGTCTTTGACGCTGATTCGGTCAAGGAGACTCTGGGTGTCGCCAAGGATAAGCTTGTGAAGTACAAGGAGATGGCTGCGTTCCTCGGTCAGAAACGCTACACGAACGAAAATGTCGTTGAGTATTTCAACCGCATCTTCCCGAAGACTTCTGATCGTAAGAAGGAAGTCGGTACTACGGTCGAGGCGCATAGTCGTGCGGCTCAGTTGGCTGTTGATATGCTTGACACTCAGCCTGGTGCGGACTATGCTCCGGGTAGCTGGTGGAATGCCTATAACAGCGTTACCTTCCTGACTGACCATGTGCTGGGTCGCTCTAACGACACTCGCATGACCTCTGCTTGGTTTGGTGCCAATCAGGCTCGTAAGGTTCAGGCTCTGAACTTGGCTGTTGAAATGGCTGAGGCTGCTTAATCCTCGAGTCCTGAGCATGACTTTAAAAGGCTCTTTATTTTTTATAGGAGAGAATTATGCAAACTGTAAATCTTGATCTTAGCATCAACACAATTGATAGTATTGTAATTGAGAGACTTCAGGAATCTGCTGAGACTTTGGCAGAGTGTATAAAGAAAGATGTCGCTCGAGCTGCAGATGCTAAAAGGACTGATGCCTTGTTTATGGACATTGATGATAGTATCCGCATGCTTCGTAAGTTGAATAGCGTCATTAAGTATTTTGGTGGAGATCCAGTTGATTGGACTGGTTATAAATAATAAGTAACAAAACTAGGTGCTGAATGAATTATGGTGAAAGATATTTTTAACCACTTCCGCAAAATGGAAGATGGCAGCGTATATGTTGGTAATCATCTTATCCTAGACCTGTGGGGTATAGAGAATAACAAGTTTAGTGAGGGAGATCTAGTTCATCAGTTCTCCCTTGCTTGTCAGGACGCCGGAGCTACTGTACTAAGCGAACATGTACATGAGTTTGGTGAAGATTGTGGTACTACGGGTGTTGTTGTTCTAGCAGAGAGTCATCTGTCTTGGCATCACTACCCAGAGGTGAATTATATCGCCATAGATATTTTTATGTGCTGTAATGCTGATCCTCTTAAGGCTGTTCCACGAATACTCGAGTATTTAAAACCCACTCGTAAGACTACCGATTTAATTCGGCGAGGAGTATTAAATAATCCAGTAGAGTACAGTGTAGTTATTAAAGCTTGACTTAAATGTTCGTGTATAGTATAATGATTGTGTTGTTAATTAATTAAGGAGAATAAAATGGTATATGTTGTAGTTGTTGTGGTTCTTGTTGCATTATATCTCATCTTTGGGAATACTATCCGGTCGTTCATCATGAAAGAAGAGAAGGTACTTGTTCCTGTTGCTAAGATGCATCTCGATGCTCTCAAGGAAGAAGCAAAGAAGATCGATGAAGATGTTAAGACTGAAGTTAAGAAGGTTGTAGCCAAGGTCAAGGATACTGAAAAGAAGATTGAGACCAAGGTTAAGGCTTCTGCTAAGAAGATGACTGGTAAGAAGAAGAAGTAATTGTTAAGCTTAGAGATCCAAGAGAATATTAAAACTTTCAAACCATTCTTCGTTAAGAGTGCGGTGAAAGATTTATTCTCTTGGGAAGAGCTAGAAACATTAATTAATCTTCAGCCAATGTGTAGTCGTTCTAGGTTTTATCCTGTACGATACAAAGGCGAAAGAGATCCAAGATCTCTTCTTAAAATAAATTGGGAAATAGAAGCCTGGAATAAAGATCCTTCATGTTTTCCAAATCATCTTAGGAGAGAGTTTATCAAAGAAGCTATTTGTTATTTCACAGATACTAGTAAAGCAAACAAAAAAATAAATACTGTTTGTGCTGAAATAGAAACAGTTACTGGGATGAATTGTGATGCTCATATTTATTTTGATCTGAGAAAGATACCTTCTACTGGATTTCCTATCCATAATGATAGAAGTCATAATATCATTATTCAGGTTGAAGGATCTTCTCATGTCAGAGTTTGGGAGCATCCTTGTTTAACTGAAGATCAAGAAACTAAAGATCCAGGATACGATCCTATTGTTGATGTATTAATGGAACCAGGTGATCTTGTTTTTGTACCTATAAGGCACTGGCATGAATTTGTTTCTAACACACAAAGATTATCAATAAGCTTTCCATTCAATCCTATAGGTGATGTTAAACAGCAAAGAGACTGGATTGATATTAAAGAATTAGTCGTTGATGTTACTTGATTAGCGTTCTGGACTCGGGGGCAGTACCCGACGCCTCCACCATTGCGGGGGCGCCACAGGATCGACAGGCGAGGATAGGGTAACGGAGATTAATCGGTAGATACCACCGTGACGGATCAAATGTAAATGCTAACGATAATGGAAGCATTGCTCTAGCCGCATAAGCTAGACTTGGGTTCGGTGGGTTCCTAGAAACAGAATACCCACCACTTTCAACCAAGAGGATTATATTATGCCAAAGACTAAATTGCAGAAGCGAAAAGAAGCACTAATTCGTATGGAGCGTGGTCCTAAGAATCCTGACTCAGACATGCGCGCGAAGAAGTATCCTCGCAGTGCTGAAAAGCGTCTTGAAGATATCGCTCATCTAAAAGATCTGATTGGTTGGTCATGACTGCACTTAAACTAAAGACACCTGCAGAATTTGCTCATGAGATCGAAGAACTAGTATGGGAACTTGACATCGAGTATATTGATGCTGTTATCCTGTACTGTGATCGTAATAAGATTGAAGTGGAAACAGCAGCATCCTTTATCAAGCTGAACTCTAATATGAAGAGCAAGGTACAGGGTGAAGCTGAAACTCTAAACTATCTACCCAAGATAGCGAGGCTTCCTAACGTATGACACCATATGAGACTTATGTCTTGTACTCTTCTCTGAAAAATCATTTTACCACAGAGTCATATGATTTCATAAAGTATAATGGTAAGATTAAAACATCTATTGATCAATTCCAAACTCGTAAGGATAGGTTCTTCTTCGCTAAGTTAGCCAAGAGAAA